TGGTGAACATCTCCAGGTTCATGAAGTCGGCCATCAGCGTCGCCCAGTTGGCCGGGTTCATCACCGCGTAGTCGGGAGCCTCGCCCCCCGCGCCGGTCTGCACCCGCGTCAACAGGCCCGCCATGCCGGCCCGCGTCGTCGGAGCCGGACCCGTCGCGGCGTTGATGTACTGCCCGCCCCAGAAGTTGCCCTGCGTGGTCGAGCCCGGAGGCTGCGAGGCCGCACCTGGCGTCCGGGTGATCCCGCCGTACGTCGCGACGTTCGTCCCGTCGTCGTACGCCTGGCTCAGCGAATCCCACGCCTGCGCATTGGCGTAGTTGTTCGAGTACAGCGCCTGAGCGTACGCCTGCTTCATCACCACGGCGGAATCGCTCATCACCGCCCGCAGTTTCGGGATCACCACCTCGCTCGACTGCAAGATCGCTTCCATCCCGAAGAAGCCGATCGGCACCATGCCGAGCTTGAGGTTGAACTGGGCGTTCTGCAAAGCCGCCGCGTCGGTCGGGATTGGGAAGTCCCCAGCGAACGAGCCCCACGAGAAGGACACGAACGACGACCCCTGGATCGGCACGGTGACTTGAGAGACGCCGCCCTTGGCCGCCTTCGCGTTCGACATGAACAGGCTGAGAAGCGGGTGGCTCTGGTAAATCTGCACATAGACGCTTGGGACGAAGGCGCGCCTCGTGATGGCGGCTAGTTGGGCGCCTAGCGCTCCACCGGGGACGATCCCGTTGTTCGTGATCGGGGTCTGGACGACTACCGGAGCGGCCATGTGTCAGTCTCCTTAGGCCGCGATGCCAGCGTCGCGGATGTATTGGTCCGGGTCGACCAGGAAGTCGGTGAACTCGGCGTCCAGGAAGGCGCCCATCGGATCGCTGAGCAGCTTCTTCATCCGCTCGTCCGACGCATCCTGCCCCTGCCCGAACAGGTTGACCTTGTTCTGCGGCCCCAGGAGCCCCGTGATGTCGCGCGGCGGCGGATTGGCGGAGACGATGTAGGCCGCGGCGGCGTGGGGGTCGGTGTAGTTTCCCGTGTCCTGCATCCGCTTGACCATCATCTCGTAGCCCTGGTCGGTGAGCCGAAACTCGTTGCGGGCGTCGGAGGTGCGCTGGGCGAGGGTGCGTTCGGCCTCACGCTGTTCACGTTCCTCGTCCCGCTTCCGCTCGGCGTCGTCGCGATCGGAGAGCTTCTTCATCAACTCGTCGAATTGCGCCTTCAGCGGCGCGACGACGGGCTCGAGCTGGCTCTCCGGGGTCTGCACCTCGGGGTACTTGGCCCTCGCCGCTTCACGGAAGGCGATGCCAGCGGGCGTCTGCTCGTTCCACAGCGTGTTGCCGAGGTCGAGGAGGCGCTTCTGGCCTTCGGTGAGGACGACGGGTTGCGGGGCGGCGGGCTCGGGCATGGCGGCCTACTTCTTGCCGCCGCCAGTGGTGCCGCCGACGTGGTCGAGGCTCTTGACCCCGTTGGTTCCGCCCTTTGGCATACCCGAGGATCGGGCGCCGATCCCTAGGCGGTCAAAGGGAACGTACTCGAGGATGGGATCACTCCCTTCCTTCGGAACTTCGTCACGATAGGGTTTCGGGAACGGCATAATCGTCTCCTACGCGGCCATACCCGGCATCGAAGGCGCACCGCCTCCGCCAGCCGGGGGTTGGGGGAACATCTTGGTCATCGCCGCGGCGGCGTTCGGGTTTTGCCCCTTGCGCGCCATCTGGGCGATCTGCTGTTTGACGTCGGGACCGCCCTGCTCCTGCTGGGAGCCGAGTTCCTTCGACACGTCGGCGATGTACTTGAGGGTCTTTTGGTGCAGAGGTGAGCCCAGCGGGAGTTCGCCGACGCTCTTCTGGAGCAGTTCGAGCGCCGCCTTGACGCCCGCCATGCCCTGATGCGCCACACCGGCCATCGCCGAGGATGCGGTCGCCGATCCCGTCCCCCCGGGCGGGCCAGCCGGAAGCGTTTCGCCCCCTGGAGGAGGGCCACCGTCCGGCAATGGCGTCGGCGCGAGCGCCAATCACGTCTCCTCTCCACCATGAAGGCTGGCCGGGCTCGGTTCCTTTTGTCCAGGGAGGGCAAAAGGGAGGAACCGTGGCGCCCGGCCGCCCCGCTCACACCACCGGAACTACTTCCGGCGGTGCTTGCGACCGCGACGCGCGCGCATGGCGTGCTTCATGGTAGTCTCCTTCTGGGTTGTTCCAGGGGCGAGAGAGCCTGCCCCATCCTCTCGGACGACGGCGAAGATAGTGTGGCCTTATCTTGTGTGTCAACGTAGGCTCACAAGTAGACCACAAGACTAAACCTATCCCATCCCACAATAGGACGCGCGATGAAGATACCGAAGCGCAACCTTGAGAAGTTCGTCAAAGAACTTGTCGATCAATGCACGGTGTCGCAGCGCACCCGCATTCAACGTGGGCAGACGTATCAGAATTTCGCGCTCTACGGTGCTGAGCAGCCGCAGGGCGCGGCGATCTTCAACAAGTCCTGGACCTACCTTGGGGACCTCCGTTCGCTGATGTATTCTCCGGCGACGCTCCGCTTCAACATCAGCGACCCGGACAATCCCAATGTCATTAATATGGCGAAGGGCCGTGCCGCTTCGGCCCGTTTGCGCACCCTCTACCGGCGCAGCGAGACCGACACCGGGCTTTCTCAGGGGACGTTCTGGGGGCTGGTGAAGGGCAAGAGTTTCATCAAGCAGGACTGGAAGCGCGGCAACCTCTCGCCGACGATCGTGCAGCCCGAGGCGATGGGGGTGCTCAATGAAGGCTACGACAAACTCGACGAAGACATGGAGGCGTTCACCTTCTCCTCGCTGCTGACGCCCTATCAGTTCGCCCGGCTGGTCTGGAACCGACCCAACCGCGATAGTCTGATCCGCGAGTCGAAGAAGTTCCTCTCCAATCAGTCGCGCGAGGACTACTCGCTCACCAACGCCAGCCAGCCGATGCAAGTCGTGGTCGGAGGACTCTACCCCTACCAACCGGTCGGACAGGGTTCGAACACCAACCGCGGCATCGTCGATTGGCTGGGATCTCCAAGCCCGATGATCGACACCCGCGTCGCGCAATCGATGCTGCGTTTAGACGAACTCTGGGTGTGGGATGACGAGCGCGAGGACTGGGCGACGTTCCAGCTTGTCGGCGACAAGATGCTGATCTTCGGCGACATCTTCATCGCCAACAAGATGGCGTGGAATCCCGAGACCGGGAAGGAAGCGCGGTTCCTCAAGGGCGAACATCCTTTCCGCGAAATCTGCCCGAACCCCGTCTCCAACTACTTCTGGGGCAGGAGCGAGGTGGTCAACATCATGCTCCTGCAGTACGCGCTCAATCAGCGCCTCAACGGCATCAACCGCCTGCTGCGCAAGCAGGAAGACCCACCAAAGAAGATCACCGGCTCGGCCGGCGTGAACCAGCAAGTGATCGCCCGCTTCAACAAACCGGGCGGCTGGTGGACCGACACGAACCCGAACGCGAAGCTCGAGGAACTTGTCCCGACGATCCCCGCAGACCTTTGGAACGACTTCCACGAGATCGAGCGCATGTTCGACGAAATGGGCGGACTGCCGCCGGTGGCGCGCGGCAAGGGAGAGGCAGGGGTGCGCGGCGCCGGGCACGCCGAGACGCTGATCCGTATGGCGACGCCGCGCCTAAAGGACTCGTCATTGCTGATCGAGCGCGACGTCGAGGGTGTCGCGGCGCTCAGCCTCGACCTCGGAAAGGCGCACAGCGACAAGAACCTCTACGCTTGGGTCGACGAGGCGTCGGCTGGGTTGATCGAAGCGCCAAAGGAGGTGCCGAGGGGTCTTGTTCCGCCAGTGGCAGGGACCGTGCCAGTTGTCTTTACGCTGGGCGACCTCGATGAGGACATGACCATCAGCGTTGACTCGCACTCATCGTCCCCCGCCTTCCAGCAAGAGGCGCGGCAACTGCTATTCGATATGCTGAAGGTCGGCGCGCTCACGCCGAGCGATGTAGTCGAGCGGGCGGATGTGTCCGATCCGGAAGGCGTGCTGGCCGAAATCGGGCGCCGGGAAGCCGCTCAAGCTGCGGAAATCGCGAAACTGAGCGCCGTAGACCCGGCGGCGGCATTGAAGTTGGTGCAGGGCGGCCGGAAGAAGTGAGGGCGGCCTGTTGGTCGCCCTCACCACGAACCATGCCGAAGCGGTAGTCTAGCGTTCGGACCCGATTTTCTCAATACGCGCGACGCTCAGCGGCGCCTCACCGGCCTTCCTGCCAAAACTTGAAATATTTGGATCGACACTCATACCCCTGAATGCGCCGGCGATGGCTCGGCGCTTCAGCAGCTCGGCCCGGCGATGTTCGACGCCGGCGTTCTCGGCGAACTTCTTGGTGCTGAAGAAGCCGTCGGCCGCTGCCTGCTGGGCGGGCGGGAGCTTGGGCGCCGCGCCCTCGCCTTCCCTGATATTGTCCTTCAGATCGGTCATCCCGTAGTCTTCCATGACGATCCGGGCCGTCTCGTCAACCGCCTTAACGACATTACTCTCGCCGATATGCCCCGGCGGGATGCGGCTTTCGAGGATTTGCTCCATACGCTCGGCGGCGCGCAGTTCGGCCTCGGCCCTCGTCACCTCTTGGCAGGCAAGCATCGGACATGGCGGGTCCCGCCTTGGCGTGGATTTATAGACCCGCGACCACTCGTGCCCACACACGCCGCACCGGTAATGCACGCGCACCCGCGATGGCTGGAGGTAGCCTTCGGGGGGCTCTAGTTGGGTGCCTGTGTGGGTGGTGTCGGTCACTGATAGCGGCTCCAGCACATCGGATCGAACGGTACCCTGAACGGTGTGTCGATCATCCGCCATTCAGTGTACGGCACATAGCGGAACTGCGAGCCCATGTAGCGCCGGGAGTGGTGGAGGTAGGCGCCGACGACAAGGGGCACGCCGGGACCGACCAGACCCGCGACGTAGCAGGGTTTGCCGCCGTCGGGGGCGGTGTCCATGGGGGACCAGCCCTCGGCTAAGTCGAGAGGAACGGCGGATTCCTCAGCAATGTTCTCGACGCCTCCATCGCCGCTTGGTGCGTCAGATTCGCCAGCAAGCGTTTCGCCCGCCTCAGGCGCTTCAGCATGTAGGTCGCCTGACGCTTCTCCCGCATCCTCGGCCTCCAGCGCTTCGATTGTTGGTTCCGTTGCGGTTTGTGTCTCGGCATCCTGCGCCTCCTTGGCCTTCGGTGGGCGGCCTCTGCGCTTGGGTTCGTGGGCGTCGGTCATCACAAGCCTCGATCGGTGAGAAAGCGCTGGTTGGCGGTCATATACAAGTCCGGGTTCTCCTTGATCTGCTCCATCCGGGCGAAGAACCCTCTGACCTGGTTCATCACTCGGTCGCTCTGACGCGGTCGCTCGCCCGATTCGCGGCGGGTCAGGAGGTCGCGCGTCTCCATGTTGGCGATCATCGAGGGCCTGACCCAGTTGAGCCAGGCGCGGTTCGCGAGCGCACAAGCAAAGACGCGGTCGTCCTTGGAGTCCTCGTCGCGGCTTTCCGGCGCGCCGATCGTACCGTCGTCATGTACGACGTTCTGCATCTCCTCCAAGAGCTTGCGTGAGCGGATGACGAGGTTGCCCGTCACGTACTCACCCCGCATCTGGAACATGATCTCCTGCTTGGTCTTCCAAGAACTCTCGAAATTCCACGCATAGCCCGCGCCCGGCTGGTCGGGCCGATGGAACATGTACCAACGGGCGTTGGCGAGTGCGTCTTCCCAGTCGCGCTCCGCGGCCTCCCTGGCGAACATTTCGGCGGTGATGATCTGCCGAAGGTGGTCCCACTCCTGCATGAGCATCCGGCCCGGCCCGCCGATTTCGACGTTGATCTGGCAATCACGGTAGGCGCCGGCCAGGTGAGCGAGCACCCAGGCGCAGTGCTTCGGCTCCACCTCGTTCGTCGCGTACTCGGCAACCTGGACCAAGCAATCCGCATAGCAGCGAAACACCCCGATTCCATGACGGTCCTTGTGATCGTTGCGCCCCCACGCCGGATCGCACCCGATCACGTACTTCCCGTCAGGGTGCGGTTGCTCCCAGACCCGCAACTCGACCGCGTCGATATCACTTTCCTCGGGCACCATCTGCACGTCGAAGAAGCTGGACCCGAGTTCGTACCGGTAGCCCTGGAACATGAAGTCGTTCGGCTCGCCGGTCTTGCGCGACAGCGCCGCGGCCTCGTCCATCACCCGGAGGTCTTTGGTGATCTGGCGGACCTGGAAGAACGAGTAGCCAGAGACGATGAAGCTCTCCTCTGGAAGCCAACTTTGGTTCTGCTTGAGCATCTGATCGTCGTCGGCCGTCGCGTCCCGCCAGCGAATCCAAGCCAGTTGCTCGGGTGTGATCTGGTGCCTGTAACGTCGCTTCACTTCGGCGACGCGCTCGCGTTCCTCCCCACTCGCCGCATACGTGCCATACTGAAGATATCGAGGGTCAGATCGCGGAATGACGTTCATGTTCGACGACCACCAGCCCACGTAAATCGCCCTGGTGGTGTAGGTGTCCTCAACGGCAGCATCCCACTTCCGCTTCCAGTGATTCATCCCCTTGGGCGTCGATTCGTAGACGAATAGACGGTGTGGGTTGTGTTGTGCGAACGACTCCTCAAACGAAGCGAGCCCATCTTCACTCCCGTAGGCGCTTACTTCCGTGAGATGCGCCCCCGGATACCCAGACCCCTCCCCCCATGACGTACCCTTGTTCTTTGTTCCAGCGACAAGGAAGTCAAAACTGGAGCCATTCGAGAACGTCATCGACTGTCGGTTATTCTTGATGATGTAGAAGTCATCTCCAAAGTAGCCATCATCGAAAGATTTTATGTATTTCTCTAGCAGTTGTCGGTTTTTGTCGCGGTTCTTCTCGTTCTCGGTGACAATCGCCATGGGGAAATTGTCGTGTAGGGCGACCCAAACTACATCGATCACTAGCGAAATTGTGGTCAGGCCGACCTGTCGTGTCTTATTCACCACGAACGTGTGAATGCCCTGGTCAAGCCCTTCAGCGACTTCCGCCAAAAACCGCTTCTGACTGTCCCACAAGACGAGGGGTGTCCCTCGGATGTCATCCGAGAGAACCTCCTTCGACGGGATGCGGATGTCCCGCACCACCGAGTCGAGAATGGATGTCCAGGTTTTGCCAGTGAGGTGAGAGGCCACTACTCGATCCTCGCAAACTCGCCGTGCAGGCGCTTGGCCGCCGCCTCGTACGCCGCGCCGGCCTGCTCAATGGTGTCAAAGCGGCCTAAACTGATCTTTTTGTAGCTGAGCCAGATCTGAGCGCGATAGCGACCGGTCCAAGCACAAT